ATCAATAGTTACCACATCATTAATCATTGTCTGCCGAGATAATGTTGTAGAACTATTAAATTGATTATATGAAAAACCTAAAATGCCCCATAAACTATCGTCCCATTTATTTTCGGGGACTGCCATATTTTCTAAAAAAATGCCCCCATGTGAGTCCATCACAGAAAAGGGGAAGATATTTAAATTATTAGATGATTCGGCATTGACTCCCTGTGAAGGGTTTTTTGCTTGTATCTCTGATAAATATGGAATCATATCAGGTGCGAATGAAACTGCCAGTAAATTTTTATTAACTTTATAAACCTTATTATCAGCATCATCAATCACTGGGTATGACTCACCATTACCAGCAGTGGAGACATTACCTACCTGCTCTGCTGTATATAATTGCTGGAATGAAAAGCGAGATGCCTGCGTATCAAATGTTATGAGTGGATTATTCGCTCCGCAGTAATATTGTCTCCAGTTTTGGAATATCCACTCAGGGCGATATGTGGTATCAGCGTTCTGTGCGTTTGCCTGAAAAGGGTATCCTAATAAACTGCTTTCATTTGCTCTATTAATAAAACTATCTAAATATCCAGCATATAAACATATAGAGGCATTACCATATGCGTTAAAATGAAGGTCATATCCCAGTGTCCTATATCTTTCTATGACGAACCCTGTGGAGTTGCGTATTTCATTAAATATCTGTTGATTAAATCCTATACCATCTGTAGTTATCGCTACCGCCCAGTAATATTTATCTTCTAAATCCGATCCATGCGTAAATAGATGAGGGTTTCTTGGTATTTTTATTGCGACTCTTTTAAACATACCATAATATAAATCAGACGCACTATCTCCTCCGTTTGCTTCTTCTGCTCTTGTTTCATCTCTATAAAAAGGGAGAGGGATGGAGTTATAATATTGAGAGGTGTTTGGTGAGGTGTGTGGTTCTCCTGTCGCCTGTGATATAGAGTTCTCTGTTTCTCCTATTCTTCTCATATGTGTCCCTGCTTCTGTCGCCAGTATATGGTTTGTCTGAAAATTATCCCTGTCCATGCCGTCATCTCCTAATAATGAATATGCTGGGTTTATCTCTGTCTGTGTCGCCTCACTATATAAATGAGTTGATTGGTCATAATTCGTACAATATTCATTTGCCCCCTGATTCATATGAAAAAATCTACAATTATTAGATGTTATTTTATCCTCATATTCTCTTAAACTCTCAAATAATTCAGGGTATCCTCCCTGTGTATCAAAATAGGTCTTTAATAATTTTAAATTATCTTCTGTCCACGGAATAGATGTTTTTATAACTGAATAATTTGTCGGCGTGACATCTTCTGCGATACATGGATAAATAATCTGCTGGATTGATATATTATTAATATCCATACCATCCTCTGTATCTATCTGTTTCTTGCCTATTCGGCATCTTCTTTTTAGTGTCCATATCCCTTTTTCAGGGAAGACCTCCTCAGTAGCATATGTCCACACGCCTCCTATTTCTTTCATTAAATTTCTACCTGCTTCTACGAAATCAGGTCTTTTAAATGCTATTGTTTCGTATGATGATAAATAATCCGCCATATAAAAAGTTTTAGTCGCAGGTTGAGGTTGGGTGGGGACGGGGGGTCGGGTTGGTGTTTCATTAGTCTTATCATATGAGACCGCTGGATCATTATATATATGATGACTTAACGCTTGGAATGATACTGATGTCGCACAATTAAATGGTTTATATGTCCCTGCGTCTACAGAAGTGCCGACACGAAGGCGACCTGATGTCTTGGAATCTATTTTTAAATTTTCAGGAGAGACGGCGAGAAAATTCGGAACTCCACCACCGACTTCTATATTAATAGTAGAGGGGTCTTCGGTCGTATTTAATTGATTGGTTAATTCTTCACTAACATTAGAGGGAGCATTATATCCAGCAGGAACTTTTAAATTTTTTATTTCTTGATATTTAATAAAATCATTTATCGCAGGTTCTCTTATTCTACCCCTGAACGGATACCCATCCGCATCTAAATTGGCATAGGGTGCTGTAAATTGATTTCTATTAATAGACTCCGCATCTAAATCTGGAAGATATAATCCTGTATTATCTAAATATCCCCTATAAACATCACTCATTTTAAAAATAGTATATCGTTTGCCGTCATTCTTTTTTTTAACACATCTATTAATAAACTCCTCCATCATATAACTAACAGCAGGAGACTTCGCTGTTGAGGTTTTATTTTCTGCCCAGTCTATCACACATTTACCGAGGTAGTTTTGGTCATTATCAAACTCGCCTTTATCATTTGGATAATTGCCGTTATCATAAAAATAATTATCATCCCAGCATATAGTTGATTTTTGCCATGCGAGTCTCTCACCGAGAACCTCCCCCCAGTGTTCATTGTTTGCGAGATTTGTCCTAAATAAAGGAGGACTTGCCATACCATTCGCATAGTTATCATAATATTGTGCCACTATACCGAATGTCCTTAATGATGTCCCTAATGAACCTGATGTGTTAACAGGGTCTTGACTGATTGTCTGTGCTCCCTTTGTGTCGTGTGAAATCATTAATCTCGCCCATCCTTGTGATCCCCCTGTCCCGCCAGCATCTGCTCCACTTAAATTAGATGTCGCCCCACCTACTTCACCACCTCCTCCACCTTTTACGGAATAAAAAAAAGGGTTCTTCGCTGCATCATATCTACGGGGAAGATGAAAATAACCTTCTCCATTTGTAGATTTAAAATATGATATCCCTAAATTAACCTCATTATCTTTTAATAAAAATGATTGTTTTTTATTTTCATATAAAAGAGTCATAAACCCCTCAGGTGGATATGTGCCGAAGGGATACTGATTAGAAGGATTTAGGGGTTGGAGACGTGTTTGTTCTGTATATTCTACTTCATATGATATATCTAATGATTTGCCAGTAAATTCTATAACATCACCACCACATCCTCTATCACTAACGAACCCTTGATGAACACTCACTTTATCTCCAGCATTTAATCTAACTCCTACACCGAGTTTATTAGTATATAACGCTTTATTAGTATTATTATTACCTTTTTTTTCTTCACTATTAGACCGAGAACAATCTAATAAAATCGTGTCCACATATGGTGGCGTGGATGGGGGGATATTATTTTTACCACTCATTTATATATATGAATAATATTTAAAAAACATTTTATAACTTTATTATTTTTAATTACGCATAATAACATTGAGTGATCCCGTCCTCAATAACAGCATATCTTACAATCTCCATATAGACACGCTGGGTCAGGGTAGTGCCAGCAGGTAGGGGGTCATATTTCGTATATAATTCTATGCCTCTGCTGTTAATCCGCTCCTGTGCGAGAAGTCTCGCTGCCCCGTGAAAGAACTTCATACCGAATGCTTCATCCTGATTGTATGAACTTAAATCTCTGCGTGTGATAGAGACACCCTCGCCTGAATATTCTTCTCTATTAACATATGGAACAAGTTGCTCTGCCTGTACAAGATTATGAAAATGCCTAGCATTATTATTCACATCAATAGGATATAAAAAGTTATCATTATATTTAATATTAAATGTAGATTGTCCATTATTATTAGTTAAATAACCAGCAGGCAGTGCTCCGTAGGTTCTTGTAGGAGTCCGAGCATTAAAATTATTTAGTGGAGTAAGATTTGCCTTGCCTGTCCCTGACCCACTATCACCCAGTCCCCACATAACTTTTGTTACCATTCGTCCAGCACCTCCTACATTTCTAATCTGTGTGCCTGTGAATGTATCCGCATCTACAGACTGCTTTGAGAGGCGATAATCTACATATGAAAATTGTAGTTTTTTATTGGCATTTGCGAACGAAACCATCATCTCCTGTGGGAAGTAGATATAATCGGCGATCATACGAGTAGCACCTGTATCTAATGAAACCACTGGATCAGGGGTCGCCGCATTTTCATCGGTATATGCTCTACCATCAGACGCATTTTGACCGACTAATACCAGTTCTAATTGTATGGACTCTCGCATCATATATAGAGGGAGTTGATTTATCTTTAAAAAACTAAATAATTCACTCAGGGCGATTTGGAAGGAAGGCGGAGTATGGTCTGAAAAGCGATTCTCTAAATTTAAAAATTTTTGAGGGACATTCTTTTGAGCGACACTATAATCCCACGCATCATCATCCCATCTACCAGAGGATGTTTCGTAGTTCTGTCCAGTATCTATACCTACTCCCAGTGCCTCAGTAGAAGAAGCACCACCACCATTTGCGGAGGCAGTCGTAGTATCACCTGCTCCACCTTCATTAGTGTAGCAGAACTCGTGGGACATAACTTGTCCTGTTTGATACATTAGTCGCTCACGCATGGACTCGGAAGACATAAACAT